CAGCCAAGGGGTTCTTGTACCAATTCCCGTTCACAAACGCAACTGTTGCAACTGCTAGTGGTTGTGTAGGGAGGGTATTGCCGTCAGCGTACAATTGCAAGAATTCATGCTTTGAACTTGAGACCAACTGTTTTACTGGATTGAAATGCCAACCAACAGCATCTCCTATGGCATAGTAGTGGACTGCATCCCTGATTGAAGCATGGAGCCCATCTTCATCATCACCACACATTGTAATATAAGCGGGGAATTTGAAGATTGGGTCTGCGGTCTTGGCTAAGATGAGCATCATGCGCTTGTAGACATTGTGAAGAAGAGTATTGTCTCTGGCAGTATTGCGCTCTCCTGAGAAGAGCCCGCTCGAAACATACCTGGTCTTACCCATAATATGAGCAGTACGGTTCTTGTAAGCCGCTGCAAGCCAGAGTGCAGCCTGTTCCTTCTGGAACCGTATCAGCTCGGGTTGTGCAGAATGCTTCCAAACTTGTGCGAGTTCAAGATTGATGAGTGCTTGTTCCCACCACCTGTGTTCTTTATTGAAGTCTTTGTAGTCCAATGAGAGCCATGTGCCACCTGTTGCTAATGAGGTTGAGTGCATCTGCAACCAGGCGAGCACGTCACTTGGGGATTGTTTGGCCACCATGCCATCGAACCGCATCGCTTCCTCGATTCCCCACGAGCTATAGCTGGCGATAATTGTGTTGAGATCATCGGCAGCGTATAGAGCCCTCCTCTTCCTACCAGGCTCCGGTTTAGTGGAAGTGCGGGCATGCATCCTAGGTGGTTGTTGAGTGGCCCAATTTATTGTCGAAGTGGGAAGAAGGGTGTATGTGGCGCGTTTGTTTGGCCTGTCAGCAGACCTATGCAAGTCTGTCTTGTATGGGTCGGCCAGATGCCGCCATGAACTGCTCCCAGATGGGGTGGTGGCCGTGCGGGTATCCCACCATTCGGTAATAGTGGTGTGCCGTTTTGTGGTGAGTGGTGTGGCCAACTCAGCAATTAGCCCTTTCAGCTGTTCGTGGAACAGGAGGTAGTACTCAAGCGGGGTTATAG